CAATGTCATATGAGGTTCCATACCAACGGTTTGGGTCTCCACAGCAAACTCCTGTTCTGAGTCTGTATACGCCAGCATCAAGATTCATTGAGATGTATGAGTCAAGCCCATACTGCGAGTCATCATTAGCGGCTAAAACCATATTGTCTGAGTCGTACAGCCACAGCATTGAGTCAATCCCGTACTGCTGGGCATATGTGCGAACTGTGAATAACTGAGGTTCTTCCAGGGTAAAGAAATAATCATTTGCGCCAGTAGTTGTGAAAGTATCTGCTTTTGCTGATGAGATTGGCCCAAACAATGCCAAAAGCAGCGCAGGGATAACTATCCAAAAACCTTTGCGCAGCCTCATAGGGCTATACGATAAAACTATTTTATTAGATAGATTCTGTAGCCTATCTAAATCTGCCTATCGGCGATGCCTCTTTGCTCTACTGGCACTAGTTTCCCATGATGACGAGCCTGAATATCCTTGCGCACCCAAGTCATTCCGTATGTTGACTCAAGGTTGTCCACGCCTTCTCTGCGCTTGAGTCTTTCTGCCATTGACTGAAATGTTGGGTCATCACTGAGATTCAGGTATGAGTTATGCGACCACGGGAGGTCGTAGAAGGCAGGAGCATTTACCAGAAGCGCCCCAGCAGTAGTCCAATGCTCTTCAATTCTTGGCTCTTGACAAACAATAGGACCAGAAAGCGCATACGACGGCACATCGACGCCAACAAGCGGTCTATCTACTTCAAGCATCTTTTCGATGATATCTGCATCTATCGAAATGTCTGAATCAACATAAAGAATTGCTTGGTAGTTGACTACGCCATGATTTAACTCTGTGCAATCTTCTCCCCAATGGTGTCCGCTTGTAACGCGTACTCGTTGTGCAAATTCTCGTATGAGGTTGCGGCCAGTTTCAATGCGAATCCATCTATTGCCAGATGTTACTTGTGCATGCATATCGTTAATTGAGTATGTCCAGTAGTCTCCATTGACTTCCTTTAAAGCCTCAATTACTTCACCGAATGGCTCAATGCCTCTGCTGTCAAGTTCAAAAGCAGAGAACCACTTTGCGTTTGGGAACCTGCGCATGATTTCTGCCCTGTCGGCCATCCAACTAAGGTGCTCTTTAGCGTCACACTTCCAGCCGACAAGAGGAGTTGCAATCACAAAATGCATCTGGTAGTCAACTTCTCTGAGAACTGGCATCTTTATCTTCTTTATGTAGTCTGAACACACCCCAGCATAATGCGATAGGTCTAGCGTTTTAATATCTGAATGGATTTCTGGCATTACCATAACGCACTTATTTGAAGCAAGTGTCTTTCCTGGAAATGCCCACACAAAACTATTGCTAGTCATCGTGTAGTCATCAGTATTGTGAAAGAAACAATGAAGCCCAGCGTCCTTGCAAATACTAAGTGCTACATCATTCTTGCAATGAATCCAAAGTTTCTGCACACGCTCTTGCAGCCAAGAAAGTTCAATCTGACACTGAGGGCCATCGTGTCCAAGAAAAATTCCATCTTGATTAGCCCAAACATCTACCTCAACATCAAATCCCTGATTTATCGCGGCATCGATATATTCAGGAGAATTCTCCAGTTCTGGTTTAGGGCCTTGAAGGTTGCCTCGGTGAGAGATGTAAATCATTTTTCAACCTGAACCCAAATCCAGTTCTTGTGGTTGTCGCCAGGGCCAGTTGGCCTGATGTCGTATTTAAAATTTGTGAAGCCAATTTTTCCAACTAGGTCGTCAAACAAGGTTTGTTCATCTTGAATGCTCACATCTGAGTGACCATTAGTGCTGCCAGCGTCATAGTTATTGTCGTAGTATCCAGCAGTTGGTATTTCGCCTTTTCCGCCATACCCCATCTGGAAACACAACTTCCCGCCTGGCTTAAGAACCCTGAATATGTCCTTCAGGATATTGAACCTAATTTCATGGACACAAATGTGCTGGAAGCAGATAACGGCAAACACAACATCATAAACTTCGTCAGCAATTGCAGAAAGATTATCTCCACTTGTTACATAGAGATTTGGCTCTGCAATGTTATTGGCTTTGACATTCAGTCGCGCCTTCTCAATATTCACATGAGAGATATCAATCCCGTCAATTCTGGCAAAACGATTTGAGAACTTGACAATGTTTCTTCCAGGCCCACAGCCGTATTCAAGCGCTACGAGACCATTGGTGTCGAAGTCCTTGAATAGAAACTCGTCATAGTCAGACCAATTGTTGTGAGCATCGTATGAACCGACTACTGGGTCCCTGAAGTCAAGCGACCACTTTGCTGCATACTCGTCATAGTATGCATTCTGCATTCCAAGGTAGTCTTGCTTTCCTTTACTCATTTGTTGTTCTCCAGATAGTAATTAAGGTCTTCGGGTGTACCGATGCCCCACATTTTTGGGACTTCCTTAATCCTAATCTTTTTCCCATCCTCAATGGCTTCATTGAATACTGGACATACATAGAATTCATTGTTCGTTCTGATGTCTTTTTCAATCATCTGATTCGCGTATTTCACATAATCAGAACCATGCTTCCAGTAGTAAATCCCAACTGTGGCATTATCAGAAATCGGGTTCTTTTCGGCAACTTCAGACACAAACCCGTCATCTCCAATTTTTGCGTATGACCACTTTGGGTGGGTTGCTTTGAATGTCAGAATTCCGCCGTCAATCTCATCAGCGCCAAATGCATAGAGGCATTCGTTGCTATCCCATTCAACTATCTGGTCAGAGTTGGCCATCAACAATGGTTGGTCATTATCGATTAGGTGTGAAGCCAGCAAGGTAGTGCATGCAGCGCCTTCTGTCATGCCATCAACAAGGACAATGTCACATCCTGGTTTTATAATGCCAAGGACCTGCTTTAGGTTGTACTTTTCGTAGTGCTCTTTCTGCACTAGGAAAATAAAGTGCGCGTCAACATTTAGATTATCGACAACAACCTGAATCATCGGCTTTCCGTTAACCTCAATCAGTGGTTTTGGGAAGGTATAACCAGCCTGTGAAAAGCGCGAGCCTGCGCCAGCCATTGGTATCAAAACATTCATCTTTTCGTTCCTCCAAGCAACTGGCTTTTTGCCGCGAGTTTCAATCTCATCGACATAACGCATCAGGTTATTTTTATTTAAATCATCAGCATTCTTAATTGCAAAGAGGTTAGCCCCAGAACTTAGTGCGCCTTCTCTGCCAATATGCGAATCCTCGACGATTATAGTATTCGCAGGTGTTGAATCTAGCGACACTATGCATTGCCAATACATCTCTGGATGTGGCTTGTGGTGCTTTACATCTTCGTTGCTCATGATGTAACTGACATACTTCAATACGCCAATTGCATCCAGCGCCGTGATTACCGTATCCCTAATTGCATTACTGGCTACAGCAATTTTCCATCCGCGCTCTTTGAGCGTCTGCATGATGTCAATCGCAACATAGTTCTTTGGGAACTCGGCCAATATTTTTAGTGTTGCAGACTGCTTATCTTCCCAGACCTGCTGATGCTTTGACTCTGGAAGTCCTTTATCCTGGCTGAGCATTTTAAGTTTTGTTGTAGTTCCAAGACCGTCATACTTTGACAAATGCTCATCGCGAGTAATCACATATTTTGGGTCAACCCTACTGAGTGCGATATTTAGGGAGTCATAGTGAACATCCCTTGATTCAATAAGAACACCATCAAGGTCAAAGATGACTAGGAAATTACTTTTCATGTGGATTTGGTCCTGCGTGTCTATGCCACTTGTTGTGGCGAACAATGCTTCTGCCATTACATTTCATCACATATTTGTTTCTAACGCGCATAGACCACTCAACATCTTCTTCTTCATTCCAGCCGCGCGATTCGTCAAGTGGTTCTTCGAGCATCACATGTTTTTTAATGATAAAAAACCCGCCAGAAATGTACATGTACTGCGTTTGTGTCCAGTCGTTATAATCAAGCGACCACGCCCTGCCATGTCCTGGCTTATCCCACAGAGACCAGTCCATAGGGTTTCGTGCGCCAGTAATCAAATACTGCGGGCATGAACAAATATCCCATGCTGTTCCAAACTTCTTAAATTCTTCGTACCACTTAGCGTCAAAAATGTGGTAGTCATGCATCAGAACAATGTTCTCATACTTTGCGTTCTGGACAAGAATGTTCTTCTTGCGGGTAATCCACCTTGGCTTTACCGACTCGTCAAAGTCAATCTTGACAATGTCTTCGCCATCTATGCCAGAAGAATCTCCGCCACCAACAAAAAGTATTTCGTATTCAGGAATGCCAAGACTGCGGATGTTTTCAACTATTTGATTGAGGCGATTCTTGTCCTCGTAAACAGTGATTATCCCAAAGGTCCAAGCAATGTCATGCATTCTCCACACCTTCTAATATTGAGCGATAAACATGATTCCATTCTGGTCCGCGCTTTTCCATGGTGAAAAGATTCTTGACATTCTCAAGGTTTACTTCAACCTCATCACGACGCATGACTGGGTCCATGAGTTCGCTTAAGTGGTAGTCCCACTCGCTCTTATTTCGGGCAACTCTTCCGACTCCGTGGCTTGCCATAAATTCGTACTCTGGAGACCACGATGCAAT